TTAATCTATTCTTATAAAGTTTGGCAAGCAGTATGTGTGGTTATTAATTTTAACTCCACGCTTCATTCCAAGTTCCTCGCAAGGTTTATTGTTGTATTCATATTTTGGAACAAGCATTACAAAGGCTATGGAAAGAGTGATTAGAAGTGCAATAAAAATATATTCCAAAATTTCTTTCACTTCAAACCGCCTTCTATAATAAACAGCTTTAGAATGGATTTCACATCTTTTGCAACATCATAGCCAGCTTCTGTAAGCTTTACAACAGTCTTTCTACCATCTTTTTCTATTTCTACCAACCCAAGTTCGACCAGAATATCTAAAAGGCGGGCAACATGGGAGTAGGTGACATTTATATCTCTTGCCAGCTCTGATATGTATTTTGGAGATTCGAGAAGGGAAACCATTATTCCAGCAAAAGGTCTTCTTATAAAAATTTCATAGTTATCGCTCATTCAATCACCATAAATTTTTTACCGCTCAAATCATTTAAGCAGTATGTTTCAACGTTTTTCATCTTAAACTCGTAAGGAACAAAAGACATATTTATTTCGTCAATCTTTTTTCTTTCATATGCAATTTTGTTGCAGAATAGAGTGCAGTTTGGAGTTTGATAACAAATAGTTTCCTCATATGTGTTTAAGAAAGGATTGAAGCAAGAGTTGAGCTTAATGCCAGCAGAAACCCCATCTAAAAATCCCTTCACGTAAAAATTTCCTATGTTATAAAGAGCATAAACAGAAAGAGCAAAAATGATTATATCTCTAATTAATCTAAATCTGCTCGATAAATGAGCCCCGAGTATTCCCAAATTCTACCACCATATTGATTTTTCCAGCCATTTGGTCTTTTTATACCAGTCAGAAGCATACTGAAAAGCTTCTTCCCAAGTATCGAAAAATATCATTTCTGAATCTTTGCTCTCTTGGAAAATTATTTTTCCATCTTCTGGATATGTCGATTCGTCATCATCTTCAGGCCACGGTACGACTTCTTCGTTAGTATCATACATCTCCTTAACAGGGTCAGCCATAAAATAGATTCTCTTCATAAATGTTGTTGGTTTTCCAGAAGTTCCTTTGAAGAAGAACACTTCACAGACTGTTTCTTCTTTGTTCAAAACTGGTATAGCCATAAAATCTGTCACTTTCTTTATTCTTTTGTCAATACTATCAAGTAATTGCGTTGTGTAGTAAATTGTTAACCCCCTTTTTCTGCTTCTTGCTAATGTGTTAGTGACAAATATTTTAGCTAATGAATGGCTTCTTGAATCTGCATTCAACCAAAGCTCATCTCCACCAAAAACCCCTTCTCTTATGCTGTTGAATGTTTTCATCGAGCCAACAAACATATATGGTATTTTAAATAAATGGTAGTTTGCAAAAACTCTTGCTCCATTAGCAAACCATTGCTTCCAGAGTAAATAAGTCATAGTAAGCGTTTTCCCAGCACCAAGCTCTCCAACTATTGCAATCAAAACCATCTATCAGGCCACCTCGCAGTCCACCCCAGATACATCTCTTATAAAATTATTTAGATTTGTAAGCATTTGAGATTTATTGGGGGAGAATCTTGATAGCGCGTTCAATATTCCGGGGAACTTTACCTCCAGCTCTATAATTCCATTAACCACTTTGTGCTCAAACTCAATGCTACCGGGAAGCTTCATATTTTTCCACTCTTCATTTACCATTTCTTCAAATTTCTTGAGGGCTTCCAAAATCTTACTTATTTCATCATCTTTCAATTCAGTCATCTTTTTCTTCTTGAATATGAACCCACTTTCTTCTATTCTTTTCGCTATTATGAACTTCATTCTACTGCACCCTCCAGTTTATGTTTCATCGCTTCCTTCTTCTTTTTAACATATTCTAACAGCAGTTCAAGGAAGCTCCTATCTTCTTCTACCATTTATGATACCGCCTGCTCTAATTTTGGTGTTGAACCTGCTTTCTTCGCTTTTATTAAGTCTATCAGTATTTCTAAGAAGCTTTTTTCCTTCTCTTTACTTTCTTCTTGCTCCAATGGTCCATAATATGCTTGTTCTAATGCTTCGCTAACTTTTTCAGTTGTTTGACCTCCAGTCACGAATTTCACCTCCTTATGCCAATCCAGATATTAGGGAGGTCATTCCCCTACCTCTTTTAGCTTCTTCGGTCGCCTCCCTCAATCCAGTAGCAAATATCAACATCTCTTTCCTACCCAATCTCATTCTTGACATTCTAAACTTCAAAAAGTTTATTATGAAATTTTTCATAACATCCGAATTATAAAACTCGGCAATGTTTGTTAAGGCAGTTAAGTAGAAAACTTCTTTTGGAGTTAAATCAGACAAGCTTTTAAGCTGTTCACCATCAGCATAAAGTAGTTCCAAACCAATACGAGCTATAGCTTCTTCTGGTCCTACAACTCCCCTTTCAAGTATCCTTCTCTTATCTTCTTGTCTCTCCATTCAACCACCTATATTGGTAAATTTAGCGCTTTTCTTAACCAAGCCATAGCTTGCGGATTTGTAAATAGCAGGAGTATTCCACCAATTATCAGCAATGCTCCTAATATTAAGAACAGCTTTCTAAAGTCAAATTTTCTTTCTTCTTCACTAGCCCCAACATATTTCATTAGTTCTTTCAAGAAAGTCATATTGCTTATGTCTTTAGCAAGTTCTGCATTAAACTTCAAGTTTTTCTCATAGAACCTTAAATCTTGTATTGGTTCTATGTAAGTTATAGAATACTTGTCGACAATTTCTTCTACAGGTTCAAAGGCAAGGGGAACCATACTAACGCTCTTAAAAATGTATAGGGGTTGGGAAAATATCCCAAGCTTATGGATTATAAAAGGTCTAACTTTTTTAGCACTAAATCTGTATGGACCGACTATTATTTCTTCGTTTTTCAAATCGGCATTTACTATTTCGCAAGTATAGTCGCTGTGGAATATTTGCGCTTTAACTTTCATACAAACCCAACTCCCTCATTTCTTTTTCGAGTAAAAAGAAAATGTTTGCAAGTCTTTTTCCTTTTTCAGTCAACCTGTAAAATTTTTCATTTGTGTGCTTCTTCTTAACTTCCTCTATTAGTCCCAAATCTCTTAGCTTATTTGTGTTCAAAATCCAGGAAAGTCGGTTGTCGTATGCTGATTGCGTCTTATAGCTCAGTTCACCCTTTTGCAGTGCCTCAACGAAAAACTCAATCGTCTTCATACTTATAAATCTGAATCCTGCCATATAAATGTTTATGTGTTTAAACATTTATATAAATGTTTTTAAATGATTTTTCAAAGCTTTAATTAGGTGAAAAAGATGGCAGAAGTTAAAGAGTATGTTAAGGGCTTCATCTTGGGAGTAGTGGGCTTCTCCATAGCATTAACAGTTGCTCAGCAAGTAATAATGCCGGCTCTTGCTAACTCAACAATTCCATTAGTTACCGCGGCTATTGGTGGAACAATAGTCGGAGCAGGACTGTTGTTCTTCCTAATAGGGCTTTTCTTCTAA